GGTTCTGGATGGCCTTGACGTTCGCTCCGGAGCTGACCATGAGGCTCGCCGCGGTGTGGCGCAGGTCGTGGTAGGTGAGTCCGAGAGGGACGCCGGCGCGCCTCTTCGCCCGCCAGAACCACTTGGTCGGGTCGTTCGGCGGCGCGGTGCGCGCCAGATATCCTCCGTCCTGCGCGGGGAACAGCGGCTCGCGGCCTTCCCTCCCGGCGCACCGATCGCGCAGCGGGGCGTCGAGTGTGCTGGGGAACACGACCTGCCTCGACCTGCCGGATTTTGGCAGGTCGACCACCACCTCGTGGCTGACTGTGGTGGCGCTCCGTCTGACCGAAAGCCGATGTCTGGCGAAATCCACGTCCTCGACGTGCAGTCCGGCCATCTCCCCCCATCTCAGTCCGCACAGGCCGAGCACGAGCACCATCGTCCGCCGATCGCCGGATTCGTCGGCGAGCCGGAACAGCTGCTCGACGGTGAGGTACGTGTGCTCCTTGCGCTTCTTGCGTGGCGTCTCGATGCCGTCGCACGGGTTGGACGGGATGAGCCTGTCGGACACGGCGTCGGCGCAGATGCCGCGCAGGATTCCGAGGTTGCGCAGCACGACGGTGGCGCTCTTGCTTTCGGCCTGTGCGCTGACCCATTCCTGGATTTCGGCGCGGGTCAGTGATTCGAGCGTGCGCGCGCCCCATTGCGGTTCGACATGGACCCGCCATGCTCGTTCGAGCGATTCGACGTAGCTGGCCTTTGACGAGACGCGCTTCTTGGCTATCCATGCCGGCCAGAGCCCGCCGACCTTCCGGCGTCCGGCCTGCGGGTCGATGTACGTTCCGCTGGCCTTGGCGACGGTGACGTGTTCGGCCAGCCATTCCTGGGCGTCGCGTTTGCGTTGGAAGCCGCGCCGGCTGGTCTGCGTGCCGTCGGGTTTGCGGTAGATGACGCGCCATCGTCGTCCGTCCTTGGTGTCGTATGCGTCAATGGTCGCCATCTTCCGCCTTCTTCCGTGGCCTGCCGCCGCCGACACCGCGGCCAGGGCGTTGCGCGTTCCATTGGTCGATGGTCTCGGGGAGCCAGCCGCGCGTGCGTCCGATGGTGGCGTCCGGCTGGGGGAGCTTGTAGGCGCTGACGGCGGCGGTGCTGATGCCGAGGCGCTTGGCCACGTCGGTGACGCTCAGGTATTCGACGGTCATGTCAGTCCTTCCTTCCGGCGATGAGCGCGAAGACGGCGCTGACGATGGCGCATCCGGCGGTGAGCGCGAACGGCCAGCCGAACCATGCGCTGGCGGCGGTTCCGAGCGCGAACACCGCGCTGACTATCGATTCCGTTCTCATGATGTCCCATGGCATAATCGGAGATATGGGGTTCCGGCCCCTAGGTCTGGCCGGAACCCTTGCTCACTTCCTCTTCTTCGGTTTCCGTCTCATCTCCTTGATGAGTCCGGTCACTGCTTTGATGAGGGCCGCGATGCTCGCGACGAGAAGCGAGATGCTGGTGATTATCTCCGATGGTGTCATGTTCACCTCCTTTCCTTGATATAAACTATATTAGCACAGTAAATAAAGTAATGCAAGTCGGAACATGACGAACCACACTCACCAAAATCACCGAAATGTGTCAGGATTATCCAGATTGTGAAGAAACATTGACGAAGCCGCGTGCTCGCCGGTAGATTGAGAACAGCAGCGAGGAGGTGTGTGGGGTATGTCCGAAGCAAAAAGAAGCAGTCTACCGGGAACGGGGATAGATCCGGAGCTGATAGCCAACAGCATCCTTCGCCGCGCTTTCAAAGAGAAGATTGCCGTGAGCCCGATGAAACTGCAGAAGCTCATGTTCTTCATCACATGCCTGTACCAGCGCAACACCGGCCACAGGCTTCTCACCGAATCGTTCCAGCCGTGGCAATACGGTCCGGTATGCGGAGCAGTGTACGGGGAATTCAAATCGTTCGGCGGAAACCCGATCACCGAATACGCGAAGGACGCCATGGGCAACGCGTATGCGGCGGACGAATCATCAAGCCCCGAACTGAAAAAAGCCATCGACACGGTATGGGACCACATGAAGAATCTGCCCGCCGTCACGCTTTCCAGAATCACCCATCTTTCAGGGTCGGCATGGAGCAAAGCGGTGGAGAACAAGAGCCGATTCGTAGGTAATGTCGACATGGCCGAGGACCACACGTTCGACGCTTACCTGAAAGTGTGAACGAAAAAATGGTGGAAGATGACACCAACCGCATACCCGACGATGCCGACGAGGACATACCCATGCCTCTGTCGGAATCAACCGACGCGAACGCCGCGGCAAACGAATCGCTCCCAGCACGTGAAAAAAATAGACATGGAACAGCAACATAAGTTCTCCGTCGAAAACTTCAAAAACAATGTGGCTTCTCAGTTCCTTAACGTATGCCTTCTCGGACTACTCCTCCTGACAATCCTCGATTTTTTCAAGGGCAACGGAGACGCACTGTCCAATGGCGTGGAAGCGTTGAAAACACTCGCCATGGTAGCTGTCGGCTTCCTGTTCGGTAGCTCGGCAAAAAGCGGCTCGTGACATTTTGGCAAACCCCGGCGCTCGCGGTATGCGGGTGGCCGGGGCTTGGATTATCTCTGATGGCGTTATAAAAACGCACCCAACCACAAATCGTGGATGGGTGCGTTTTCTGCGTCTAGTAAGTTGTCACTGCTTGTCGTAGACGCTGCAGTATACGTTGGCGTTATCGCCGGTTGCTTCCTGATGCGAGACCTGCTTGCCGTCCACGGTGATAGTGCAGGTCACCTTCGTGTCGGCTGGCGTCTCGTTGTCGATGTCGAAGGACGGGTAGGCGCTGATGGTCCAGTCCTTCTGGGCGTCATCGCCGGTGATGGTCTTTTCCCATTGGCCGGAGACGGTTTCGTTGCTGCTGCCGCCGCCCTTGCCGTAGGTCACTTCTGCGTTGCCGTTGCTGATGGTCACCTGCAGCTTCAGTTCCTTGGCGCCTTCGTTGACGATGCCCTTGTCGTAATTGTCGGAATCGTGCTGGATCTGCTTGCTCGTCTCATCCATGCTCTTGCTCACGCTGTCCACGGCGGCACCGTATACGGATTGCGTGTAGAGGACCACTCCGCCGCTGATGAGGGAGATGATGACTGCCGCGATGACCAGTCCGCGGCCCTTTTTCTTTCCGTTCTTCCTGGTGGCGTACAGTGCGAAGCAGCCGAAGATGATGCCGGCAATGGCGAAGGCGAACGCCACATTGTTGACGATCGGGATCCATGAGAGCACGAGTGCTATGACTCCGAGCACGAATGCGGTGATGCCGAGAGCGCTTATGTGCTTCTCCTCGGCCGGCTGCCGGTATGGCTGCTGCATCATCGGCTGCTGCGGCGCCGTTTGCTGTGGTTGCTGGAAATGCGGCTGTTGCGCGAATGGCGGTTGTTGCGCGAATGGCGGTTGTTGCGCCGGCTGCTGTTGTGGAACCGGTTGCGGCTGGAACTGCTGCGGCTGGGGATTCGGATTGTTGTTGGTCATTGGATTCTCTTTTCTTCTCTGGCGACCACGCCGTCACTCCATCGTACCCCCATGAACAATCGCTTGGTGGTATTCACTGCATACACACGCCGGAATCGTAGAGCAGCTGCCGATAATCTGACAGTACTTGGATGGTGACACCTAATTCCACTGCCATCATCCACGTATTGCCCTCGTACACCGTTTCGGCCATGCCGTAATCCACCGGCGAGATCAACGCCAACGCCGTCTCCCTGCGGCAACGGCGCTCGCATTTCAGCCCATACTGCGTGCCGCATCCCGAATCGTGGTGTTTCGCGTGTATGAGCTCATGGCACAGCGTGCAGCGGCGCTGGCGCTGGTTGAGCCGGTCGTGGAGGAATATGGTGCGGCTCGCCTCGTGCCACGCTCCGCACAGTCCGTCCGGTAATGGTTGTTCGATGATGCGGATGTGTTCCTTCCATGCGCGGTCGAGGAAAGCGCCGAGGTCGTATCCGCCGGTGATATGAAACGACCCAGCCTGGTTCGCCGCGCCGAAGACGCTCGCGCGCTGGGTACTGTCACAACCCATTATACGTGGATCAGAAGCCGTGCTACTTGGCGTCGTCGTTCCCTCCATCGTTCTCGATTCCAGGTCGATTCGTTTCCTTGATCTCTTCCGTGGACTCAATGATGTTTCGCAGACGTTCTATCGATGGCACGTCGTCCTTGAGGCTTTCTCTTTGCCTGTCGGCCTCGTTCTTGAGCATCTTGAAGCGTTCGATTTTGCTGTACCCCTGTGATATGTATGCGGCGCTTAAAGCCTCGATGTTTTGGAGTATGACCAGGTCTCTGACCGTGGCGTAGTCGCGCATGTTCCCCTTCCATCCGGGGTGGTTCGTCTTCCATGTAGACGCTTTCATTCCGAACACGGCGAGGTTGATGACGTCCGCTTCTGACGCGTATTCGATACGTTCCCTGAACTTGGACAGGTCCTTGCCTTGGAGTGATTCCTTCACTGCGTCGGTGTGGAGACGGTAGTTCGTCTTGGTGAGTTCTCGCCTTGCGTGCCATTCGATTCCGGTTCGTTGCGCTTCGGCGTCTTTGAGGCGTTGGTAGTCCTTGATGACGAACAGGTGGAATTCCGGGCTTATCCATGATGCGAAAGCGAATGCGATGTCCTTGTGGGCGTATGTCCCTCCGGAGCGTCCTCGTTCCGAACGGATGCCGATGGCGTTGGTTTTGCTTATCCATTCCGAGGCGGACAGCGAGAAGATGTTGCGGCCGGATTGGGCCAGAAGCGCCGCGGCCGCATTGCTGTCGAACTTTGGATTCGATATTTTCTCCCATGTGCTGAGAAATGAGATGGTGTCCGATAGGCGCAGCCATCGTCGGATGACTTCGCCTGTCCTGTCACTGCTGTGTCTGGCGAGATCGGTGAGACTGATGTAGTCTTCGCCGTTGACGGCGTGAATGGTCACGTCGACGTCTTTTGCATGGATTCTTGATGACTTTTCCACCGGCATTTCGTTGTCCTTTCAACGATTTTGACTTATCCACCGTAAAAGTGGTCGAATTCGGTCATTTTTAATAATTCAAAAAAGGTGTATAATGATAGTTTTTCATAAATCAGTGGAAACCGTCACTCCTCTGGAGTCTCGGACTCCATGTCACGGTTCATGTCCCTGCTGGCGGCAAGCTCCTGTGGCGGCAGATCCTCGAACCTTGGCTCGACCAGATCATCGGTGATCTGAGACTCGCGCTCGCGGGCCTCGTAGGCGCGGGCGGCCTCGCTGCCGAGTGCTCGTGTGTAGATGTCGAGGCTGGTGAGCCCGAATGTGGAGGCGATGTGCTCCACATCTGACGTCGTGAGCGGCGCTTCATATCGGAGCCTTACGTGCCAGTAGTTGTTTCTCATACCGCTCTTTTTGTAGAACTCGGCATTTGTTATTCCGCTTCGTTTAACGAGATCTCGACATATGTCGATGATTCTCTTGCTGTCTTCGGTGACTTCATTTCTGGCAATGCTTCCCATGTCCAACATGGTACCCAATTGAGAAGGATTTGTAAAGAATACTTAATTGAGTAACAATAAACTTACTCAATTAAGTACGGTAGGAATTACCGCAAGGCAATGAACAAAGAAAGGAGCGGCAAGACAGATGAGTGAGACGGAGACCATCGCAAGGAATCTCAGCGGCGAGCTCGCACGGCACCGCAAGACACAGGCCGCACTCGCCAAGGAACTCGGCATGAGCGAGAAAACCGTCAGCGAACGTCTGGGAGGCAAGGGGTCGTTTAACACCGAGCAACTCGAAAAGACGGCGACGATGCTCGGCATGAGCCTCTACCAGCTCATGATCAAGCTCCTGCAACCAATCGACGGCATCAAACAGATCAAGCCGTGAGCAGCGCTCGCCGACACATGAATCGAAAGGAGAATCCGAAATGAGGAAGATGAAGAGATCCGATGTCCACGAATGGATTCCAGGTGAACCGCTTGAACGGGTCGATTTCGGCAACGGTTGCACGGGGATGGATAAGAGCATTCCTAAGGAACCCGGTCAGGTGGGCGATTTCAAGCGTCTCATTTGGAAATGCCGTGCCATTGAAGCGGACGGAGGGCCATGTCTTGATGTGCTTCCATCCGAATATTGGATTGACGACGTGAAGCAGGGCGACTGCTTCGATGTGGTCACCGACGGATCAAGTTACGGCCCATGCAGCTTCGGTGGTGCGTGGACTTATCTCGCTGGCGTTGATAAGGGATGGCATCTCGCCCGCAGGAAGCGTCGTTCCGGTTTGTGTGCGACCTTGCGTGGCATATTCGATTCGTTGACTCATCGCCGCGAGAACGCGACTGATGCAGAACCGTTGGTTACGGCCTCGAAGCCCTCTCGCGAATCTGCCGAACACTCTTCGAGCTGCGGTTCCACGCCTCCTTCTTTATCTCGGTCAGAGATACACGAATCTTATGACTGCGCGACATGTGGGACGACCGCCACTCAATCTCGAAATCATCGGGAAGCAGCAGCACCGCATTCTCGCCGGTGAAGCCGGTATGGCAGATCTGATTCGGTCTCAACCGCTTGGCCAACAGCGGCGTATAGGGGCTTGTTCCCAATGTTGCCTGAGGGGGGGATTCGGACGTCGTATATCGTCAGAGGCCCAACAAGCCGGAAATACACGATGCTGTTTGACGTGGAATCAAGAAAAGGCTCCAGATCGGTTTTGGACAAATCGTCCCTACGGCGAATGGAGTGGATTTGAAACTGCTGCAGAACGTTCCACGCCAAAGACGCCCCGGCAATGATGGTCGAAGCCCAGCCTGCCGGATCCTCAAGAAAACTACTCACAAACTCGATTCTAAGGAGAATCCAATGAACAACGAAATCCAGCAATTCGATTTCAAGGGTGCATTATTGCGCACCTTGACCGATAAGGCGGGGGAGCCTTGGTTTGTCGCCAAGGACGTGTGCGACATCCTCGAAATCAGTAACCCATCCGATGCGTTGAAAAGGCTTGACGATGATGAACGGTCTAGATTTAACCTAGGGCGTCAGGGTGAGACAAACATCGTCAACGAAGCCGGCCTCTACGTGCTCGTGCTTGGCTCCCGCAAGCCGGAAGCTCACGAGTTCAAGCGTTGGATGACGCATGAGGTGCTGCCGCAGATCCGCAGGACCGGCGGCTACATCCCCACCACAGACGCGGATGATGACATGACCATCCTTGCGAAGGCCGTGATGATCGGCCAACGCACCATGGAAGCGCAGAAGCAGAAGATCGCCGAACAGCAGACGCGCATCGTGGAACTGGAGCCGAAAGCTCGGTTCGCGGACGCCGTAGCCGCGTCCGACGGCACGTGCCTGGTCGGCGAGCTCGCGAAGATGCTCCGGCAGAACGGGATGGACATCGGCCAGAACAGACTGTTCCGTCTTCTTCAGGCCGACGGGTATCTCGGCAAGTCCGGTTCGAATCGCAACGTGCCGACACGGCGTGCGATGGACCTCGGCCTGTTCCGCATCAAGGAGACCACCGTCACCCATGCGGATGGTCACACCACGGTCAGCCGCACTCCGAAGGTCACGGGCAAGGGGCAGCGCTATTTCATCGACCGGTACTGGGGTCGCGCTCAGCCGTCGTTGGAAGCGGGTGCGTGATGGGAATCCTCAGCATCGAGATTCCCGACGAGGAATGCGTCAAACTGTTCCGCTACGAGGACGGCGATGGCATCGCGGCATATCTTCTAGTGCTCCCGGAACACGACATGAAAGCGGTCAAGCCGCGTATCGACGCGCAGCTTGACCACGAGATGGCGATGTCAGTAAATGCGTCCGACGCTCTGTTTGGTGGCGTCGTCGATCGCCCACCACAACGCGTTGGACGGGTTGATGTGGATGGTGTCCGAGCTGGTGCCCTTGACGGATCCGCTGACGGTAACGACCGTACCGTTCCTAGCCGCTTCCATCAGATCCTCCTCAAGGCTCGCTCGATCCTGTCCCTCGGCAAGCTTCACATGAACCGGTTCGCCGGTTCCGGTGCCGAGCGTGAGTCGGTCACTCATAATTCTTCTCCTAACTGTTCGGCCCGCACGTCGCAAATGCGGGATGACACCGATTCTAGGAGAGGGCCGGGCGGTTCTCCTAACGCCGCCCGGCATCACACACGCAAAGGAGACGCGTGATGGTCTTGCAGCAGATGATGACCACCACACAGGTGGCGAGGCTTTTCGGGGCCGAGACGCCGGAGGAGATTCGGACGCGGCAGGGGTATCTGGCCCAGTTGCGTTTCCGTGGACAGGGCCCTCGGTTCGTGAAGCACGGGCGGATGATCCTTTATCCGGAAACGGCCGTGGCCGAATGGCTTGAGGAAGGCGAGACGAATTGCACAAGGAGCATTGCATGAACGACATTCGCAAGGCGTGCGTGAGGGCCGTGTTCGACGAATTCGAGACCCAGGGCGAAATAGTCCATCCATTCAAGGACGTGGATGCGGAGGCCATGAGGTCGCTCGGCCACATCGTCGGATACGTCGACCTCGACGTCACCGGTCTCGTGGACCTCATCATCGACACGATCAACAAGGAGCTGTGATGTCACTCAGGAGAATCGACGCGGAAACGCTGCTGACGCCACCCAAGCCGCCGAAGGACACGGTGATCATGTTCGGTTTGACCGGCTACGCGATTCGCGTCACGGGCAAGGGCGCCAGCCTCATGGAACTCGACATCGACGGAAGCCACGAGCTGGCGAGCGTCGGAAGAGACCAGGCAAGGACATTCATTCAAAAAATCGGAGGCGCAAGATGACGGACAACGACTATCGCATCGAGGACAGGTCCGAAAAGGGGAGGCCGAACTACACGCTGCGTCGTGTGAAGTTCGCGGCCGCCGTGGTCGGTCTGGTCGTGAGCGTGACGCTCATGCTCACCTGGCATGGCGGCGGTCTGACGGGCGCGCTTGTGGTGGAGGGCGTGTATCTGGCCACGGCCCTGTGGCTGACGGTCAGGTTCGCTCCGCGCGATGACGTGGATGGCGACGTCTGACCGTATCCGCCGGCGTACAAGGATGCGGACGGATGGCGGAGGCGTGGGTCCCTTCATCTCACATTGCATTTCACGCATTCACTCTCACGTCTTCCGCCGTCATGCCGTCCGCTGCGGGTTCGAATCCCGCCGCCGGCGCTTGGCCGGACCGTCAACGCCGCCCGCATCCCCGCTTCGTTCAGCTTTCTTGGGGTTGTGGGAACGATGGGCGTGCTTCTTTGCTGTCATGGCGCCCAGCGGTCCGGCTCATATCAATCAATCTCATATCAATCAAGGTCAAGGGAGGAACCGATGAAGGAGATTCTGCCGCATTGGCATTTCAGTCCGAACGCTCCGGTCAAGGACGTCGGCACGAAGGGGATGACGCGTGGCGACAGGGCGGTGGCCGACGCGTGCCGTCGGGGCGATGGAGAGCGAGGCGCGGAAGGAGCTGGAGATCTTGGAATCGGTGGGCGTGCGGTTCACCGGACTGGTGGGCCGGTTCGTGTCCGAGATCGCCATGCCGGTGTTGGAGGTGATGCCTGGTGACAGTTTCCATCAGGGCGCTGCCGCGCAGTTGACGCACATGGTGAAGACCAGGGATGGTGGCGAGACCATCCGCATCATCAAGACTCTCGCCGTGAAAGGTAGGTTCTAATGGCTGGTGAGACGATTATCGCGGTGGTGGGCAATCTGACCGCGGATCCGGAGATTCGTACCACTGGTAGCGGCGCAGCCGTTGCCAGCTTCACGATTGCCTCAACCCCGCGCACCTGGAACCGTAACACGAACCAGTTCGAAGACGGTCAGGCTTTGTTCATGCGCTGCTCCGCGTGGCGCGACATGGCCGAACATTGCGCGCAAAGCCTGGCAAAGGGCATGCGTGTGATCGCCCAGGGAAGGCTGACACAGCATTCATGGGAGGACGAGCAGCATCAGCGCCGAACTTCCATGGAATTGCAGGTGGACGAGATCGGGCCGAGCTTGCGCTATGCGACCGCGCAGGTGGCCAAGGCGCAGCGTGGCACGGCTGGAGCGTATGGCAATCCGTCCTCCGCTCCGGCGGGCTATACGGGCGGGGCCACCGCTGCCGGCACCTCGCTTCCGCCGTCCGACCCGTGGGGTCAGCCACAGGACAAATCGGCATCGTTCGGTGATTTTGGCAAGCCGGAATCCGAACTGGATTCCTAAGGAGAAATCATGAGCATGAAAGCATTGGAGTGGGCCATGTACGACGTGCCCGCCGAAATGGCCAAAGGGTCGCTTCTCCGCATCCTCCTCGCGCTCGCCGACCACGCCGACACCGAAGGCCGTGGCGCGTTCCCATCCCAGAAGCGCCTGTGCGCTCTTACCGGATACAGTCGCCGCACCATCCAGCATGGATTGCACGACCTGGAGGCATCCGGATTGATCGTCAAGGGCGACCAGAGGCTCACCGAACACTACGGACGCCACCGTCCGATCGTATGGAACCTCAGCATGGAGGATTTTAGAGGCGCAAAAACTGCGCCCCTAAAAAAGAACGAATCCGAGGCGCAGCATACTACGCCCCAAAACAGCCAAGAGGCGCAATTAGGGGCGCAAAAAACAGCCGTTAGAGGCGCAATTAGGGGCGCAGTATCACTACGCCCAAACCTATATAAGGAAGAAAGTTATATAGAACCTAGAGAGAGTGACGCGCGCGCGAGAAAACAAATCCCAATACCAGCCGACTGGAAACCCACCGAGGAACACCGGGCGCTCGCCGACCGGCTCGGCATCGACTGCGACATCGAGGCCGACAAATTCCGCGACAGGGCCCTCGACTCGGGAGCCCGCTCGGCCGACTGGAACGCGAAATACCGCAACTGGCTCGTCAAAGGCAAGGAACGCGGATTCGCCACACCAAAGGATTCCAACGCTCACCGACGGTATACGTGGGGCAGCGAAGAGGTGAAACGCGTTCTCGGCCCGATAGCCTGCGAAGGCACGGACACGTACATGGAGCTCGCATGCAAGGTCGCCGACCTGCTCAACCAGGGCGTGGACCCGGACATGCTGCGCCGTCAGCTCGAGAACGTGCCCGGCGACGTATTGGCCGAACAACTGTTCGAACAGGAGGCGGCGGCATGAACGCCATGACCATCGCACACATGGCCGGCGTCCTCACCTCGGCCATCCAGGCCGCAGACCGATTGGAACTCGACGCGCTCAACGACCCGGACGTCGACCTTGACCGTATACGCGATATCAAACGCGACTGCTCGACCTGCATCAACCTGCTTGACCAACTCGGAAGGGAGCGACGATGAGCGACCGGCAATTCCAGGAATCGAAACGCGTTGCCTTGCAACGTCAGGGCTGGCATTGCATGCGTTGCGGACGCAACCTGCACGACCCGAGCGTCTGGCCGGGCAGGAGCGGCCACCACAGGCAGTTGCGTCGTCGTGCCGACCCGGCCATGCGCGACCTGCCGTGCAACATCGTCGAACTGTGCGGTTCCGGCACGACCGGTTGCCATGCCTGGGCGCACGCGCATCCGGCCGAGGCGGAACGGTTCGGCTACATCATCCCGAGCTGGCGTGATCCACTCAACGCGCCGATACGCGACTGGAACGGCGACTGGTGGTGGCTGTTGGATGACGGCACGGCGCAACGGCTCACGCAAATCGAGATCATCGAATGGCAAAGCGATTGGAAGGAAGAATCATGAGGAAACAGGACGAAGACCTGAACGTGAAGCCGGAGGCGCTGCTCTGGCTTGATTTCGAAACGACCGGCACGGACAGGAATGACAGTCTGCCGTTGGAGGTCGGCATGGAATGCACCGACGTGTTGGGCGAACATTCGTATGGATCCCTGCATCGCATCATCCGTCCGGACTGTCTCGACCTGTTGGACATGAGTCCGATGGCGTTCTCCATGCATACGGACAACGGGCTTCTGTTCGAACTACTGAACGGCTCCGACAGGAACGACTGCGTGGAAGCGGTCGCGAACGCCGTGGAGGAGTATCTCGACTCCCTCTCGCAACGCTTCACGCTGGTTCCTGCCGGAACGAACGTGGACTTCGACATCGACTTCCTGAAACGTCTCGACCTGGCCCCGGACAGGTGGCTGTCCTACCGCAAGTTCGACCTGACCACGCTCCGCCGCTACCTTACGTTCTTGGACTGCCCCGAAGACCCGTACGGGACGCATTCCGGCACGCACAGGGTACGCTACTGCATCCGACGTGACATCAACGACTACAAGTGGTACCGCATGCTCCTGAAGGGAGCATGGTGATGACAGCGGTCTCCATGATGCTCCTGTGCGCGGCCGTCCTGGTCGCTTGGATCGGAGGCCGGCCATGACGGTCCAGACGCATATGGCGTGGAAGTACCGGAATCCCGCCGACCTGATCGGCCGTCGATGCATCGCGCTCACCGGCATGGATGTCACGTTGGACGGCCCGTTGGATCTGATCCGGTTGAGTCCGGTCCACGCGGTCCTGAAATACCGGGGCATAGGACTGCACGTCATCGACTGCGACCTGCGCCACCATACGAACAAAACCTCGGACGGCATCCGCGCCGTCGTCATCACGGAAGGCAAACCATGAAAAACACCATATCGCATGCCAGGAAATGGCATAGGACCAGTCCATGCCCCTACTGCGGCACGAGGAAACCAAGCATCGAACCATACGCCCGGATCATCGGAGCCACGATGCACTGCATCTGGATCGCCAAATGCCGTGGATGTCCGAACGCCGTCTGGATCACCACCCAGGACGACAGCATCAAAACCGCGATCCGCGGATGGAACCGATACGCCAACGGCGGATGGCGCAAACACTAGGAGGAAACAAAATGAGAAAGACAACACGCATCACACTCGCCATCACCGTCATATGCATGGCGCTCGCCGGATGCGGAAGCGCGTCGGAGCCTTCAACGCCAGCGCATGAGGTCAGGTCCATCGAATCGCAGTGCTCCGACATGGACGACTACTTCAGTGAATGCGTCATCACTCTGACCGACACGAGGAAAGTGGACTGCGTCGTCTCCTCGGACTACAAGCGGGGCGGCCTGTCATGCGACTGGAGCCATGTGAGCGGCGCTGACAAGGAGCCGGCAAGATGAGCTACAACGTCGTCACCACGGAAGGTGTCAGAACGTTCGAGAACATCGACGATGCTGGCGACTACGCGCAGGCCATGTCCTTGAGAACTGGCGAACCGGTCAAGGTATTCCATGCCGAGACCGGACTAGTCACATTCACAACCAAAACAAAGAAGGAAACGGAATGAAAGTCAAGAAACCACTCATGGACATGATCATCAAATGGCATCAGGCCGGATACGGCCTCGATGAGATCGCTCCACTGGTGCCGCAAGTCCCCAAAGAGGAAATCAAAGCGATCATCCAACAACACCACGAATAACAAGAAACCCGACCTTCCGGCCGGGCTCCTGACACCACCAGAAGACTACCACGCCGGAGGGAATCGAACAAATGAACGAACAAACCAACGAATCCCAACCAACACCAAACCAGACACAACCAGCACAAACCAACCAAAACAAGCCAGCGCTCGCCGGCATGTGCCAAGTGTGCGGCGGGGAGTGCAATCTTCGCAACACGATGTGCGACAAGTGCGATGCCGTAATGAGGGGATGGCTCCGCGACTATCCGTCATGGATCCAGGTCCTGCGCGAGTTTCTGGACAGCACCGCACATTACGGTGGCCATCAGCCCGGCCGTACCAATTTGGCTTCGGCTCCGACGCCGGTCAGGTTGTCTGTGATTGACCATCTGCAGGAGATCGATGATCTGGCTGTCGCTCTTTGGCGGCGGTTGTATGCTCCGCCGGCCATGCCATGGGCCGATAGCAGGATTCATCCGTCCGTGTTGAAATGCCTGAGTATCTGCGCGGATTGCAATCGTCTTTCACGATTGTCGGACATTGGTCTGATTTGGCATGACTGGGAGCGGTTGGCGCGCAAGACGCTGGGCATCATCGACGTGCCGCCATCCAAGCATGGTATCGGCAGGTGCCTGAATCCTCTGTGCGGCGTGGAGCTGAGTGCGGAGGTCGGCGCGGTGAGCGTTGATTGTCCGGTGTGCGGCAACGCTTATCGCGTGGCCGATGTGCGATTGGGGTTCCTGCGGGAGTGCATCGAATCAGGCAGGGCGTTCACGGCGGGGGAGTGCGCGGAGCTGCTGCGCGAATGCGGGTTCCAGTGCAGCGTGAACACGATCTACTCGTGGCGCAAGCGCGGCAGGATCCAACCGGCCGGCAGAAACGAGAAGGGACAGCCGCTGTACTGTCTGTCCGACGTCCACGCGCGCCTCGCCCGGCATGACGTGATTTGACATTTTTCAAAGTGCAAGGCAGAATTGTCAGTGGATTAAAGGGTTCAAACCGGAAAACGGTTTGAACCCTTTTCATATCCGCCATGGATTCTCCTAACTCCTTGGGTTGCAGTCCCGTCCTGTCCGAACGGCATATCGGACACGCTCCGCCCACTCACGTCAGAGTGGGCATACCCCAACAGTGGCAGGCAAGCCAATCCCGCGCTTACGTGATGCGGTGAAGCTCAAATCGCCTGTCCATGCCTTCGTAGGAATCAGTGGTAGATCGTACCGGCCGCGAGTCTTTATTGGATCTCTTCCTTGCGGCCGCGTGTGGACGCGGGTTCGAATCCCGCCGAAGTCACCCATGAAACAAAGGAAGCCCGGAATTGTCTTCCGGGCTTCCGACTTATTCGTCCTCCTTGTGCTTGCGTGGTCTGCCGCCGCCGACGCCACGACCGGGACGCCTCGCGTTCCACTCGTCGATGGTCTCCGGCAGCCATCCGCGCGTGCGGCCGATGCGCACGTCCGGCTCCGGCAGCTTCAGATTGAGCAGTCCTCCCGGAGTGATGCCGAGGCGTTCTGCGACCTGTTTGACGCCGAGGTACTCAGTCGTCATCGCCACCCCTCCTCTCCATGATGAGCGTGGCGATGTTCCAAATTCCCGCCGCGAGTCCGAACATTCCGGCCTGCCACGGCTTTCCGGCGAAGCCGAGCGAAACTGCCGTCAGTCCGCATACGATGCCGCAAACGGCGAACAGTGTACTTGTCTTCATGATGGCCATGAAATAGGATGGAACCGGGGTTCCGGGCAATTGGAGTGCTCGGAACCCTTTCGTCATTTCCTATGGCGTGGTTTGCGCCGTATCGAGATGACGAGCGCCGCCAGCGCGATGATGTTGCCCACCACCGAGCTGATGGCGCTTACGATGTCCGTCCATTTCATGTTCACCTCCTTTCCTTGGCTGATATAACTATAGTAACATAATATCTATAGTTATGCAAGCGAGATAGATATGACACGCCGAAAGGAGCAGAAATGAAAGAAGCCCTCGAAGAGATCGCACATCAGCTCACGCGCATAGCCGACCAAGGAGAACAGGTGGGCATGCAAATCAGCAGGGGGGATGCCTTGGAAGCCTGGGGCATGCGAATCTACGAGGAAGACTTCCTCTCAGCGCTCCAGCGTCTTGGAATCGAAGTCACCGACTAATGCCGACAAGACCACAAGCACGATGCACCTACCATGGATGCAATCGCAAAGCCACACGACAAGGACGCTGCGACCAACACCAACGCAAGCCATGGCAGAATCCATCAGCGCACACACGAGCCTTGAGACAACACCACACCGAATGGATGCACGTCAGAGCCGAACGCATGAAGCTCGAACCGAATTGCAGACGATGCAACCATAAAGGCACCAACGTCGACCACATCATCCCAGTCGGCGCAGGCGGAGCATTCCTCGACATCAACAACACACAAACACTCTGCGACCAATGCAAGACCCTTAAAGACCAGGAAGACCGAAGGAACTACCCCCGGATATTCCACTGACGGGTATGGCGTTCCGAAAGTCGAACGAACGTTCGACTTGGGGCGCCGCCGAAACTCTTTTTCGCGCGTCTCAGGTTTTAGGGGTCAAACCACCATGTGAAGGAGGCTGTCATGGGTGCTCGTGGACCGCAGCGGCAGCCTCTCCAGTTGAGGGTCATCAATGGTCGCGGTCCTGATCGTGATGCAGGCGGCAGGAAGATTTCGGAGGACGATGCAGGTTTCGAGCATAAGGCTCCGTCGGTGCCGGCGTGGCTGTGCGGCGAGGCGTTGAACACTTGGCGGCGAATCGTTCCGAAGCTCGCGCGGTTGAAGCTCATCAAGCCGGAGGATCGGGATGCGCTCGTGGCGTATTGCACTGCTGTGGCTTCGATGAGGGCCGCGCAGGAGTGCATCAACGAGGAGGGCGTGCTCATCGAGACGGAGCGTGGTGCTCGCAAGCTCAATCCCGCTTTTACCGTGCTGACCCAATCGCAGAATACGATTCGTGCTTTCGCGCATGAGTTCGGCCTGACTCCGGCGAGCGAATCGAATGTCGCTGGAAAGGCCGAGGAAGATGAAGAATTCAACCCGTTCGCCTGAACTGCCGGACGCTGAGACTCTGGAACGTCTGAAGATCAGTCCCGAGGTCGCTTGGTATTGCCTGGAGCGTGGCATGGACCTGCCGAAGGAATGGCAGGTGCCGAAGATCAAGACACCGGAGCCAAGGAACGTCGATGGCGCAGTGTTCGACCCCGCTCGCGTCGACAAGGTGCTATTGAGCTTCCACACACTCCGTCACACGCAGGGCAAGTGGGCTGGCAAGCCGCTTGACCCTGACCCGTGGCAGCTGGTGTGGATCCTCGCCCCAGTGTTCGGATGGGTGAAGAAGAACGCCGACGGACAGTGGGTGCGCATCATCCGCGATTTGTATGTCGATGTGCCGCGTAAGAACGGAAAGTCGACGCTGTCTGGTGGCATCGCAGTCTATATGCTTGGTGCCGATGGTGAGCCGGGGGCGCAGGTCGTGTGCGCCGCGTCCACCGAACATCAGGCTGGCTTCGTCTTCCAACCGATCAAACAGCTTGTGGAGAAGACGCCGGCTTTGAAGGGTGTGATGACGGCGCATCAGAAGCGTATCGTCCACAATCGCTCCGGCAGTTACATGGAAGTGATTTCCAGTGCCGCCGATGCGGCGCATGGCATGAATCTTCACTGCTTCATCGTCGATGAGCTTCATGTGCATAAGACGCCGGACCTGGTGCGAACATTGGAGACGGGTCGTGGCTCGCGTACCCAGCCTTTGGGTGTGCGCATCACCACGCCTGATGATGGCAAATCGAACACGATTTACGATCAGACGCGCAAATACGTGGAGCAGCTCGCTGCCGGCACTATCAAGGATGACACGTATTACGGCGTGGTCTGGGGTGCCGACGAGACCGATAATCCATTCGCTGTCGAAACGCAGATGAAGGCGAACCCCGGCTACGGCAAGAGCCCGAGCGCCGAATACTTGGCGGCTCAGGCCAATCAGGCGCGGAATTCGCCGGCGCAGCTCGCCAGCTACCTCCGATTGCATCTCGGCATCCGCACGAAGCAGTCAGAACGCTTCATCACATTGGACTCGTGGGACCGCAATGCCGGTGCCGTCTACGCTTCGCCCGACCAGATGGCCGAGGCGTGCAAAGGCCGCGTCTGCTATGGCGGCTGGGATCTCGGCGCGGTGTCCGATCTGACGGCTTGGTCGCTGCTCTTCCCGGACGATTGCGGCGGATATGACGTGCTTCTGCGATTCTGGGCGCCCGAGTCCGATTTGCCGGCATTGGACAAGCGCACGGCGGGCATGGCATCCGTGTGGGTGCGTGACGGCTGGCTGACCCTGACGCCCGGCGACGTGACCGATTACGCCTTCGTGGAGAAGCGCATCCTGCATGACCTTGACT